CGATATCTGCGTTCATTCAAAGAGGCTTTAAACCAGAAGAAGTTCCTAGACGTAGACTTGACGAGTTACAGCTTTGGAATTGTTTCAGTTATTATCCTGCTGTTACTACTTGGGATATTTTAGAAGCACAAGCTGGTAAATACATAGGAAAAGACAAAAAGTGGCATCCCGGTAAATATTTATTTACGGTTGACTTCGCTCACCCAGAGGCTAATATCTTAGACACGGACCATTCAGAGATTCCGCACGAGCACAAATGTGCTCACATCATAGCCCTAGATGATGGGAACTATGCAGCACAACCTAACAACAGATGCATTTGGGATATACCTTCATTTACGGTAAAAGATAATGTTCCAGATTGGAAAGTGCAAACTTCTGAGTGGAATGTAGAAAACACAAGTAAGTGGAAGACTGAAGATACGGACAACTTCTTCTACGAAATTGAGGAGAAAAAACATGATTGAAAAATGTAAAAATATTTGTTGCAGAGTTTGGGATAAAATAAAAAGCTTATGGAACAAATGGGTAGATTGGATGTTTAAAGGATTTTATAAATAATGGCCAAAACAAAACCTAAAAGTAAATTTGATTGGTTAAAGAAAAATATAGTAATCGTTCCGGTTGTTGGAGCAATCCTAGCCGGAACTGTTACTTCAGTCAGATATGTTTTTACTATGACAGATACTATTCAAGTTAATAAAGAGATACTTACAAAAGTAACTCAAGATTTAGAGATTCAAAAAGAAGTACTTAGTGATATTAAAAACAGATTAGCCAGAGCAGAAGCTACATGGGATATGGCTGAAAATATATTTCAACAACTAGCAGACCAAGTGAGGCAACATGAATACGATATCAAAGATCTTAACAGGTAATTTATTCTGGATTATCTTCTTTCTGTTTGTAGCAACATCAGTGCAAGCACGTAATGAATATTTAAACAATGGCACAAACAACTGTGCTAGTGGAGAAATGTCATTATCTGTTGAACAAAGAGAGGGCTCTGATCAATATAACTCTGGTACACCATATGAAAATACAGATGAAGATAGATGGTTGAGACTTACATGGAGAAAATATTTAGGAAGTGCATGTACTCCTGAGTTTAGATCCGAACAAGAAAAACAACAGAAAATAAAAACCCAACTTGAACTAGTAAAAGAATGTAAAAGAGTGCCTAGAATTAACCCTCCTCCACCAGCGTTTGCTGAACTAATAAACGAATGCATGCAATTAGGTGTTATGTCCGCATCTAGTTTTGATGAAAGACCAGATGCTAGTATTAGTTACTGGACTGTGTTAAAAGATGATTGGAAAAAAGAAAACCCAGATCGGCCAATATTTGAAGGACAATAATGAAGGTAAGCGAAAACACAAAAGTAAGCACGGATCTTAAAACGATTTTATCAATC